AGTCTCAGAGTCGCGACGGAACAGCTGGCCATTTGTTGTCTTCATAAGCTTGGTCTATCTCCCTTTTTACCGTTGTTATTAAGTTTATTGCTGACTCATAATCAATTTCTTTTGGCTTATTGGTCTTACGAACCCCATCTTTTAGATAGAGCAATTCAAGTTCTGTGTTTTCTGATGTAATCCCCATCTCCTTGAGGAGCAGGGAATAAAGGACCAACTGAAAAAACTTACCTTCCATGTAGCGCGAAGATGGAACTTTTCCAGTCTTGTAATCACTGATGGTTATTTTGTCTTCGTCATGTATCCAGCGGTCAATAAAACCCTTGATTACAACTCCATTGATTGCACCGTTGACCCCAAACTCAACTCCACGAGGATGAATTATCCCAGGGTTTTCAAGTCCGAAAAGATTCTCGATACACCACCATGAATTCCATCGGAAGTCATTTATAGATAATGTCCGAAGATACGGCGTTACACGTTCCACCCATCCAGATGATTCCCAAACAAATCGAGCAGAATGTTGCGCGTTAGAAAGCGAGCGGTCTTCTGGTTGATATGTGTTGTAGAAATACTCAAGGGTGTCGTGAACAAAATTCCCCATCAACGTCTGCTGGGTTGGCGGTTCCGAAATCTTATCGATTCGCGACAACTTGAAACGTAGCGGACATTGTTGGAATGTCCCAATAGATGATGCTGAAAGGTGTGGTGGGAGTGGATTCAACTCCGTTGTCACGTTTAGTCTTTCTTCTTTTCGGAGAAAGCAATCGCAACTGCTTCAACATGAAGGAAATCAGCCTCTGCAGATGTCACCGTGTCTTTTGTTGGAACGGCTTTTCCACCACTCCATTCGCTCCACTTGGAGCGGAGTTCGGCTTTTTGCTCAGCATTGAATTTCTTGCTAATACCAATGAAGTTGTCCCAAATTGGATGAGCATCAGCATTTGCTGGAACAGCATCCATTGCTTGTTCGATTTCGATTGCGTCGTCAGTACGAGATAAGTACAAACCGACACCAAGGCTTTGGGCTGCTTTCTTGAACGCGTTTGACTCTGCACTCTTGTACGCATCGCCAAGGTCGACAATCTGACCTTGCTTGGTGCGCATAATCTTTGCTGCATCAATTCCATCGCGAGATACGGCTGGGTGCTCATCCGTTGCAAGCCAAGTAATGCGGACATGAGCCATAATCCAGTCAGTATCAATTGCGTCGCGTTCACACTTGATTACCTCGCGCGACCACTTCCCAACACCGAGAACCTTATTGAGACGGTTGGTTACTTCGGTAACTGGGATGTATAGAAGATTCGTTCCACTTTTATTAACTGAACGCACCATCTCTGGTGGGAACGACTCTGATAGTTGTTGGTATATGTCTGACATTTTATTTAGCCTTTCGTACGATAATGCTTGCTTCTTTTTCTTCTACCTCGCAGAACTTATCTGCGGAAATTCCAATTTTTGCAAGTTCTTTTACTCGCCAGTATGATGGCGCACAGTAGTCAAGAAGTTTGACAACCATTTCTTGCGGTGTCATTGTGATTTCACCAGTTGACATATCAACCGACATATCGCTTAAACGTGACGCAATGTTCTGCGCAAGTTCTTCGTGCCTCCACTTCTTGCGGTCATTGCCGGCTCGTTTTTCAACTTTGCTTCCATCGGTTGTAATGAATTCTGGGAGACTTCCCATCACTCCATCGACGATGTGGCAAAGAGAGTCGTAAGCCACGGACATGCTTGCTTTGAGCAGGTGTGCTTCTACCAATGCGGAGCAAACAGTTTCAATGTCCTTGCTTTCTCCGAGCTTGCTAAAAGCGCGCTCTAATTCCATTAATGAACGATTTGCATCGTCCAAAGCCTTATTCCAGGCTTCTTTCCCCTCAATATTCATATGTCTCCAATAGTTAGGTTTGTAGGTCTTCCTAGATGATTATAGAGACTGGTCTCCTCTGTGGCAACCCCAAACCAGTTAAATGTGTAAAAGCTCCAACGGCAGAGTCAACCTGGTCGTCGTGGTCGCATGCTTCTGGAAATGCAGAAAATTCATCAAGCCAATCCGATAGCCATGGGGCTTGGACAACCCGAACGTTACCGTTGGCTACGGCCGCAGAAAAAGGGCGTGCCCTAGTTAATTTGTCCCCAGTAGACCGAATTCCACCAAAGTCATACCCTGGAAGGATGTAGCGGGCATACTGGTCGATTAGGGCCTTTCCTGACGAACCTGGTTCTTGCTCCATTCGTATCGTCACCGTATGGCCGTCTTCATAGGCTGTTTGAGCCACTAATTGCTCAACCCGTTCGTTCTTTACTCGGGCCTTTTTGACATCCAAGACATAGGCGATTCCTTGGTCGAAAAGCATCAAAGTGCCTACGGTCCAGTCGGGATTTGGGTTTGAATGGCTTGGCTCGGTTGCTGCAAGGTCCCAGAATCTAACAGCCCTAGCTGATGATGTGACTTGTGGCACATCTATCGGGTCAATTGGGACAAATGCTGTTCTATCAAAAATCGTTCCGAGGCTAGTTGCCCACCAGTCGCCCATTTCCAGCCGTCTGCGCTCAATGGGGTCAAGGGCGGATAGCGCCTGTCGGTATGACTCAGCGTCAATTCCTGGGTTATCGGTAAGCATGGATGGAACGAATATCCGACCGTGCTCACGTCCCTCAACGATAAACCTCTGTCTAACCCAATTGGGTGCAGGGTTAGACGCAGTCCTCATCCTTAGTGGGACTTTTGATAATTCACCAGTTGATGGACGACGTAGACGAGAAAAGAGATAGCGATAATCAGATTCTCTAATTTCGGTAACCTCGTCCATACCAATAAACTGAAATTCAGAACCCTTGTAACGAAGATAGTCGCCAACGTTGTTTAGGTAACCGAAAGAAATTCTTGCGCCTGACGGGAAGGTAGCTATGAAGCTATTTGCGTTCCAGTGCACATCGTCATGCATTGCAATCCACGACTTAAAACGGTCCATCAAGGCTCCAGGCAGAGACAAGTCGGCATAAGTTCTTCTGAAAAGAATTGCAGAATAGCCAGGTATATCAACGTATTGGAGAGCAGCCATCAGCAACGCAGACGATTTTCCTCCGCCTGCTGCACCACCAAAAAGGGCTTCTATGTCGTATGTTCTAAGGAATACTCTTTGTGTAATCGATGCCTCTTCAGGGCAGTACAAAGGCTTCTTGGGTTCTAGGTATCTGAGTACTTCGTTCCAATTTGTCATCATGTTCCTGTCATCAACGTATTTCGTACTAGTATTTAACCATATGAAAGATGCAGAACCGGTGGGTGTATGAAAAAAGTACTACAATGGTTTACTAGACGGAGAACTGCCAATATGCTCATGGTGTCATTTATAATTATGACAACAATTGGCGCTTTTTACATTTCGTTGCCTGTGGGCTTTATTACCGCAGGGGTTTGTTCTGGCGCCCTCGGGTTTCTACTAGGACTGGAATAATCGCACTTTATGGCGTGGAACTCTTCGCAAAACAAATCTCTCCAGTCACCAGGACAGAAATCGATACTCGGGCCAGGTGCTCCTGTCGCGTTCAACCCAAGCCAGGCTGGAAAGCCATATCGAGACTCTTGGGATATTGAGCGTGCCTACAGAGAAGGAATGGCCAAGGTCACCTGGGTTAACAGGTGCATTGATGCGATAGCAGGAAATCAGGCCCGCCTACCTGCAATGTTGCGAAAAGATAATTCCCCAACTGGGAAAATTGTCACAGACAATCAGAGTAACAAAATATTGGATATTTTGAACTCTAAATCAAACATGGGTGAAAACTCATTTGTTTTTAGATACAGACTTTCCTCTCAATTGTTAATGTCCTCACGTGGGGCATTTATTGAAAAAGTACGCGGTCGTGATGGTGGAATCATCGCCCTTCAATTACTTCCGCCACAACACACATCGCCAATACCTGACCCGAAAAAGTTTGTTTCCGGTTTTGAAGTTGATATGCGAAACGGAACAAAGGTAATCCTAAAGCCGGAAGATGTTTGCTGGGTAAGAAAGCCACATCCACTAGACCCATACCTGTCCATGACTCCACTTGAGTCTGCTGGTATCGCCATTGAAATTGAAAACCTTTCTAAAATATATAATCGCAACTTCCTTCTTAACGACGGTCGGCCAGGCGGCTTGCTTGTTGTAAAAGGAGAAATTGATGACGATGACAAAGATGAGCTTCGCAGTAGATTTCGTGGAAATATAAATAGGGCTGGCTCTATAACTGTTGTCTCATCTGACGACGGTGTTGATTACGTCGATACAGGTGCATCCCCTCGTGATGCCAACTATATACAGATGCGACAGATTACAAAAGAGGAAATCCTTGCATCCTTCGGTGTTCCGGAATCCGTTATTGGCAATGCATCCGGTCGAACAT